ACGGGAAGTTGGGGGTGCCGGCCACCCGGTAACACTGCGTGATGACGCCGGTGTCCTGGTCGGTGCCGGAGCTCGCGCGGATGGCATCGCCGACCCGTTTTGCCTGTGCGGCCGGGATGGCGCGGTCAAGCAGGTACCAGAGATGGAAATTCCCCGGCGATGTCTCGATTGCGAGACTCGGTCGGGCGATGACGTTGCCGCCCTTGCCTTTGTCGGCGTCGCAGTCGGCGACCAGGCCGAACACCGCCGTCGTATCCTCAATGCCGCCGCGCTTGTTGCCGCGAAGATCGGCGCGCACGGTGCGAGCTTCGATATACACATTATGCCCCGCAGCGGCGTCATCAACGGCCGTTTTCACCATGTGCTCGACATCGTCGATTTGGAATCGGCTCGGCACCACGCTCTTGTCGTCGGTCGGGTTGATGCGGCAGAGCTGCAGGACGCCCGCCCGGTCAGCGCCATTGATGACCTGCACCGCGTGGGCGCTGAGGATCTCGAGGAATTGGCGAACGGTCGTCTCGTCGACTTGCGCGGTCATGTGATTTTTCCGCCCAGTTTGTAGAAGAGGCTGTGTAGATATTTGTGCTGCTTCTCAGTTGGCTCACGCCCCCACGCTGTGCGGCTGGCCATGTCATCCACAAATTGGTGATGCTTGGGATCAAGCCGAGCTTTCTCGCGCTGCAGGAACAGCGCAACAGCCTCCCATGCCGGCTTACCGTCAGCGCTACGGAAATCATTCACGCCGTGTAATTTGTTCTCGGCGTCTTGGACGCCTTGTGCGTAACCGGCATCGAAAATCTTGCGCATGTCGGCTTCGTTGATGCCCGCGCCGTTGGCTTCGACATGCGCTGCGAGGTCGTGGAAGTCACAACCGATCGATCCCAGCACGCGATCTAGGGCGTCGAGAACAGCGACGCGCTCGCCATCACTATCGGAAGAAAGCCGGCGAATGATATCGCCGAGCCGAGAGCCATGGCGATCGTCGCGACGCGTGACGATTTCGGGTGGCAGCTTCATGTCCGCCCCCAGCAGCGCTCGCGATGACCGCACATCTTGCAGCGCCAATCCGTCGGATCATCGGTGAAGCGCGGAAGAAGTTCGCCGGCACGTGTCGCCTCGATGATTGTGACGGCGCGATCGGACCACGCCTGCGCGCGGTCGGCGTTGAATGGCACGAGGAAGTGCAGGCGCTCGCAGGTGTCGGCGCTAACCACTGTGAACAGTGCCGGATTGGTGATGTCGAGATATGCTTGGTAGAGCGCGACCTGCGCTGCGTATTGTGGAAACGTCTTCTCGAGGCCGTCGCGCTCGAGTGCGCGCCAGTTTTTCGCGTTGACCGCTTTGTGCTCCCACAGCAGCGGGTAAATCAGATAGGCGCCGGGCAAGTCCGGCCCTGCGATGATGACGCCGTCAGCGTTGCCGCGCAGCGCCCCATCGACAGCGGAGAAGCCCAGCGCTTCCGGCGGCGCAAACTTAAAGCCTGCAGCGCTCAAGCGCTGACGTGATTGCTGTTCGAAATAGTGCCCGCGCGCAAAGATCTCGCGCAGCCGGGCGGAATGTACAGGCCGACACCACCAGTCGTACTGAACTTTACGCAGGCACTCGGATCCCACGATGCTCGCGCCGAGATAGGGTCGCGGGAGCTCAGCCGTCGTTGCCACGGCGCGCTCGATTGCGTCGTTAATGGCGACGTTGACCGGTTCGATCGAAAGGCTGGCTCGGTTGAGGTTGAGCACGCGAGTCTCCGTTCAAAGGCTGATCTCGTCGTCGAATTCGTCCGGCGTCATCAGCGGCCCGCCGGTGGCAGCGTTGGTCTGGCGTGCGATCATGTTCGCGCTTGATTTTCTAGTGATTCCCATTTCGCTGAGATCGCGTGCGATCGTGGCCTTCTGGATCAGCCGCATGGCGGTCAGCAAAAATTCCGCCATCACCTCGCGCGACCACTCGGCGAGCGGCTTCGACCAGTCGATGCCGGGCGTGTCAGCGAGTTCCGGTAGAATCGCTATGACTGCGCCGGCATCCCACGGATCAGGATCCAAGCCGGTCATCCGGATGGTGAGCTCGGTGTCGAGATTTTCTGCGACCGCCTGTTGAGCCCGCGTTGAGATCCAGGCGAACAAGATCCCTGCGACAATCCATCCCCACTCGCCATCGCCCAGGCGACCGATCGGCGTGCCGGGCGGAACGACGCCTTCCTTGATGACCTTGCGCGCGGCTTCGATGGCAGCGGCAGTGGCCTGTCGCTGCCAGTGGTCCTCGAGCGCTGCTGGCGAGACCTGGCCGATTTTTTTCACGACGCCCACACCGGCTTCGTGATGCCTGCTGCCGGCGCAGCCGGCGTGGCTCCGCTGCCGCCCCCGTCGCCGTGGAATGGTGGCGGCTGCTCGACGTGGTGCCAATCCTTTTTGTCGGGCGTGACGACCGCGGCCAGGATATTCTTGTCGGGATATGCGTCGCCGCTGCCGTCGTTCTTCGGCTTACCCTTGTCGACACCGATCTTGGCGATGAAGGTCATACCGTCGAAGTTTTTTAGGTCGGCCGTGCGCGCCAGGCGTGCTTGCGGGCTCATATCGTCCGGCTTGATACCGCGCGCGGATTCGACGATCGCCCTCAGCTTGCTGCGGCTGAAGTCGGCCGCTTTGGCGTGGCCATCGCTCGTGCCAGCCAGGATCATGTACTCCCAGAATTTACGCTTGACATGCGGTCCGTCGACAACGACGAATTCGAGATCAAGCATCTCGCACGTGCCATCCTTGGATCGCTTCAGCAGCCCGTCCTCGCCCGCGCCACCAGCGCGGATTTTGAGCGACACGGTTGCGACCGTGCCATGGGGGATCAACTCCTGTTCACGTTGGGGCGGTGCTTCAGTGTAGTCGTAAGCCATGATTGTCTCCTATGGCTGGACGGCTTTGACCGGGCTGTCCGTGACCGGTGCTGGAACAAGTTTCGCGATCAGCGCACCGAGGTCTGGCTTCTCGACCTGCCCGAGCCGACCGGAGCGATCTTTTGCCGGATATCCCCAGGGGTTTGGCATGCAGACGAGCGCGCGCGTTGGCTTGCCGTCGCCAAAATCAACCCATTGATAAGTGACGACTTGATCGACGATCCCGCCGATCTCGCGCGGGACTTTTTGTCCCTCCATCTGCAGCCGGAATTCAGCGTGATTGAATTCGTCGGTCACGCGCTCCAGGATGCCGACGAAGATCACGTTCTTGCAGCGTGCGTGCTGCAGCTGGTGAAGCCACATTAATACTTCGCGTGCGTGAAGCCCGTAGGCGCCACGTAGGTCCTTGGCGCCGGTGCGCTCCGAGCGCGCCTCCGGTTGCTGCTCGGCCCAACGGAACGAAAGTCTGCTGATAGCGGTGATGCTGTCGACGAAGATCGTGTCATAACGATCGAGATTTTCGAGCTCGCCGCCGACCGCTTCATAGTGCGCTTGCGAGTAGCATGCGGTCGGTGCGAACGACGGATTAGGTCCGCCAATTCGACAAGCAAGATCACGCGCCGTCGCCCAGTCGTCGACGCGCACGCTGTCGAGGGGCAAGTCCTGAATAGGAAGATCGCCAGCTTCGATGTCGACGAACAGAACACTGGCCGGGTCGAGCGTGCGCAAGAGCGAAGTCTTTCCGACGCCGGTGGGGCCGACGATTAGGATTTTCGCGCCGCGCTTCTCGGCAAGCCTTTCGTCGGCGGAAATGATTTTCATGCCGCCCTCCCCTGTGCAGTGAGCACCGGCAACGGCGTCACGGTGATGGTGAGCTGTGGGACAGCCGCGTATTGCTTCGTCGCGACAAGATCGACGACGAGGCTGTCGTCGGTGACGACAATCTCGTTGATCGCGTCGAGCGCGGCCTTGACGTAGTTGTCGGCGTCCGGACGTGACGTTGGACGAATATCGCCGCGAAGCGCAGCCTCACGCCGCTTCACGGACCACGACGCCGGCACCGGCAAGTCAACCGTGATCTCGGCGCGTACCGGCACGGCGATCGGCGGCCGGCCGTCCATCGCGAGCTGTGCGGCGAGCCTTCCGTGCGCCTCAAATTTCCTTGTTTTGCTTGGCGTGTAGACGAAGCCACGACGCGTGGCGCGCGGTCGCGCCTTTGCTACCGGCTCGCCACCGATGATGATGGTGAGCGGCTGGTCGGGGGCTTGTAGTGCGCTGGGA